AGTGTAATGGTAACCGTCACACGTCCAGTTAAGCGATATAGGACTACTGAATGAAGTACGTAATGCAAGCAGTATATAATAAAAATCCCCAATAGTAAGATACTTTAGGGGTATATTGATTACACTGCGCACGGCTTCGATTAAATGGTTAGCATTATCTTTACTGACTGCCATTGATAGCTGACCTAGTTCAGACAACGAAAACTTTCTAATCTCTAATGTTGGATATTTGGCTGGGTCGATAAGTAACCCACGCGATGGGAGGTCTTTAAGATTAACGTTCATATTTTCCTACAGTCGTGTTGGTATAAAAGAATCACACGCCATATTTACATTTAATCGAACCCTGTCTCCACCTGTATAGTTAAGACTAAGATTCTGTATTCCCATAGGCCAAACGTTTCTAATAAGCGCTTGGTAAATAGGTATGTTTTTATTATTGAGTAAATAGACTTTTAGATCTTTCTTAAAGAATGTAGCTGGATAGAAACCACCTGAATAAGGGTTTTGTACTATGCTTTGCCAACCAAGAAAGTAATCTAGTGTTCTAGCTTTTTGGTCTTCGTAAACTGTAATATCGAATGCTTGAATTTGGCTAGCGCCTGGAAACATGATATTGGTAGCAGCTATTGTAAACTGCTTTTCAGAAATCTGAGGAAAAGGTAAGCTAACCTCTTCACAATACGCTACGGGTAATGTTTCTTTTCCCTCTATTGTTGGGAAAGAGTCGATTATCCATTTGTATTCTAGAAGAGGTCCGCGATCACCCTCTGTGCCCCTCATGACTTCATCTAATGTAATCTGTCTTACACTTGCCATAAGAGCCTCAAAGTTAAATGTCTACAACTACTATCAGATGCTTAACTTCACCGTCCATTCGAACTGTACCAAGTTCTACATCAATGCCCGGTATCTGTTTTTCAATCTCACGTTCAAGCTCAGTAGCCCAAGAACCAAACTGACCTACTCGAAGACCGTGTTTACGTCTGTAAGAACGTAGTGTTGAAATTGCATCATAGAAATAATAAACTTCGCCCGGCAACATTTCACGCGCACGAATAAACTCAATCTTCTTCATACCATTGATACGAACATTTTTAAGTTTACGTGTGAGGTCCGTGTCTTCGCGTGGATGATTAAGCATTGTAACAGATACAGGAGTAGCACCAGCACCTTTACTAGGATTAAGAGAGTTATCTTTATCCATTCCAGCAGGAGCGCCTCGTAAGCTGTCTTTAATAGACTTACCATCTACTTTACCACGATGCGATTTAGACCGTTTAAGAATGTTCATTGCTTCACGTTCAGTAAGCTTGAACTTTGTATCGAGCGAGAATTCTTCTATCAGATAGTAATTGCCTCGTGGTGCAGGTGTTAGTCCATAAACATCACCACTAGCTAGCTCTAAATCATATTTTGGATTGTGGTCTAGAAACTTAGCAGGGCGTTTACCCATGAACTTATACCAAGCGCACTTTTTAACGTCAATTGGTTTAGCTGATAGACTAATAAGCATATTAATTTCTTCTTGTCTTAGGCTTCGGAATCTTTTGAAGCATTGCTTTCTTGCGCTTGTAGTCCATATAAAGTTTACGAACTTCAATACGTGCTTCTGACTTTTCTTGTGACGATGCTCGGTTTCTGCCGACACCACGAATCACATCTAAGCGACGAATAATCTGTGAACGTAGGTTACGAACTTCACGAGTCATCTTACTGTGACGATCTTGCTTCTGCATACGTTTGCGACGAGGACCTCTGCGTCTTGGAGCGCGAAACACGGCACGACGACGGTCAGTAATATTAACTCCTAAGTCAGAGTAATCTACTGAATCAGACTCAACCTCATTTGCTGGAACTAAATCACCAGCTAACATTACTAGCTTCATTGTTGTTCTCCAATAGGTGACACCGTCCTTGGCATCAATTCAGTTTACGCTACTTTGTCGTAGTCGTCGAATGAAAACTCTGCATCGTACTGTAGTGCGTTAGAGCCAGTGCCTTCGAAAGCAAGCTCTGGTGCAGTCTTAGGCCATACGCCTTTGATACGATACTCAGCAGCAGTTGAACCGTCCTGCTTGAAGATACGTAGAGTAGCATTAACTGCATACTCGTCTTTAAATCCACCAAGCTGTGTTTTGTGGTTACGACAGAAGTTAACCCACTCTTCAAGGACTGTATAAACAGAAAGTTCAGAGTTCTCAACAAAACCAACGTTCATACTTCCAGTAACCGTGTTCTGACCTGCGTGGCGAACAGTGTGACCGAATACTTGAACAAGAACTTCTGCAATAGTAAGTCCAGGCTTGTTAACAGAGCGGCATTGCATACGGAAAGCTTCTGTAGCATCAGTGATTTCAGAAGGCAATGAGTCGAATACAAGTTCGTAGTTATCTGACAATAACGGATCGCCAATGCTAATCGCGTTATCTAGTGTAGGCTTTGGCATAACAAAAATCCTATTAAGTGTTAGAGATAAATTCAACAGCAGCTTGTAGTTGACCTGTCTTAGGCACTACAGCATTTAAGTGAATACGCTTAGTGTATCTAGTAGGATCTAAGTACACATCGATAATCACATCCCCGTTTGCAATCGTATCGTTAGTGTTGTTACGACGATCACAAATAACTTCGTACCAGTATACACCACGACCGCGACGAACAGGTTCAAGTAACGCTTCAAGTGTTCCACGTTGCTTATCGAATAGTAGTTCATCGATAGGCTGGAATACAGCGTAGTTGTTATTGATTTTAACCGCAGCTTGAAGCATAGCAAGCATACGAACAATACCAACATCTTGTAGCGCACTTTTAACAGTGTACAAGGTATCAGCACCCCACACTAAAGTTCCTTGACCGGAAATACTACGAATAATATTAATCTGGTTTTCAACTAGTGCGTTACGATGGCCTTGCTTGTAGTCTTGTGCGAGTCCAAGAATACCATTAAGATATCCATTCTGAATACCAGCAGGGGCAAACCAAGGCGCTTCGTTTTCGTCAGTACGAGCATATACAGCAGCAACATGACCGCTTGGTGGAATCTGAACATCAACACCATTCTCAGTATCACGAACAATCAAGTCAGGTCCGTAAAGAGCCGAAGTGTAATCGTTAATATTAAGAATGTTACGACGGTAATCAATAGCCGCTTGTGTTTCTTGAACGTTACTAGGTAAATCTAGTACAGCGATACAATCTTGACGTACACCAGCAATAGTGTTCATCTTGATTTGAATTGCAGGGTCTGAGTATCCAGCGTTAATCAAAATGTTTACGTCAATCTCTTCTGGGTCAATGAACTTGTCCCATGCTTGGATGATATCACCAGTAGTAATAGCATCACCGTTAGTTCCACCTACTAACTGACCGTTAAGCTCGTTGTTAACGTCATCACGAATACCACCACCAATAGCATTGATTAGTTGTGGTTTGTTAGTGTTAGCAAATTCTGCGTGTTGCTTATTGAAGCGAATGCGAATACGGCTTGAACCCGCATTGACAATATCTTCAATAAACATCTGCTTTCCACCAGCATCGGTCTTACGGAAACAAGTACCAAGATACTCTTCCGATGCAACCGTGTTTGTGCCCTCATAAACTCTGAGGAAAAAGCTATCGCCTGAGGAATCAGCAGTGTTAGGAAAGAACTCAATCCAAAGATCGTTATTCCATTCGCCTTCATCACGACCGTACACTAACATGATATCTTGTGCTGTCAATGTAACATCTGTAGGTTTAGTGAATCCAGCAGACGGGTGACGAGTAGCAGAGTAATTGTTATCAGTGAAAACAACTACACCACCGTACTTAGCGTTACGAGCTACGCGCAAGAAGTACAAACGGTTAGCTTCTGAAAGGAAACCTTCTGCACAATAATGAGCGACACCGAAACGTGGGTCTTTCTTTCCGAATACGTTACGGAAATCTTCATTGTCAGTTGACAGTGTTGGTACACCAATAGGACCTTTCTTAGACGCACCAACCATAGCACCAATAGAAGTAGCTTCGGCTGTAATACGTTGAGAACGGTCGTTGATTTGGGTGTACACACCTGCTGACGTACTATTAGTAGCAAGCATTTATTTACTCCTATTTAACTCTAAGTCAATAGTGTTAAATTACAAATCAAGCGTAGGAAATCTTGATGGTTTGTTCTATGTCAGTACGAATAGTCAATCGACCGTTGTACGAACCCGGAAAGCAGAACATTCGTTTCACATTAAACGTGATAGAGTTCATTAAAGAACTATCACCGAAGTCTACTTTAAATGCGTGGGGAGCTTCAATTAAACAGAAGTGCTTTTGTTCATACTCTGGTATTAAATGAAACTGCGTGGGAGTTACCAAGACAGACTGCGATATAAAGGCATCGCTGTGTGGAACTAATGCGCTAGTACTCTGATTAGCCAGAACAGCCCGCGAATAGTGGGTTGCTTTAGTTACAGCAAAGTCAAACACAAACGTAGAACCAATGCCCTTAGTCTTAGTCAGTCGAGAGTTAATCTTCATCGGTATGTTGGTCGTCATCATCCAACTCCATTCTGTAGGTTATCTCACCTTCGTTGTTAAGTTTAGCAACATCTTTGTGAGTACCTATTTTACCGTCTACACGAAAAGGAAGTTCTACACTAAATGTGCCTGGACTGTTTTCATCTTCAAGGACAGCTTCTGGAAAAGTAGCAGACAAACTTTCAGCATAGATTCTCGTAACAAAAGGAATACCTTTCCCTATGGGTAAATTAACTTTTACGTTAAGAGATTCAGTACCTACCATAATTAGATAGCGTTCAATCAACGATAAAGCATCTTGAATGTTGTTAGTCGAATACTTTAACTGACAATCCAACGTAGCTTTAAAGAAGTAACCCATAGAGTAGGACGTATTCGAAGTTCCACCAGCATAAGCAGAACCATGTCTACGTAATAGCTTTACGTTACCGTACTCTTTAGACATTTCAATAGATGAAACTTTCCAATACTGATAAGGGTACTTAGTGCCGTCTATATTTCTATCGTTACGAACAGCGCCTTTATAGTCATCGTCAGTTACTAAAGGAAATACATCAAATTTAAAACGTTTGATGAATGCCGTCTTTACCGCCTGCATAGTTGCATACAGTGGGGCATTTGTTTGCTTAGCTGAGCCAAGTAAATCATTGTATCTAGACATTAGCGACCTTGAAACAAAAAAACCCCATGCAAAAGCCAGAAGTTCCAGCAATTGACACAGGGCTTTATTTTATTTTCGTGTTTTGAAACTAACACGTAATGGAGACTTGATAGCCGAAGAAGCCGTAACTTCTATTTCTTCATCTTCATCAAATGATTGAGAGCGATAATCATCAAAACTTTCTACATCATCACGCATACTTTTACGACGGTTAGCAACGTGCATAGAAGAGAGAGCCTCTTCAATAGAGCTGCTAATAGAATCAAGAGTACTATCAGTGTTAGCC